CCGCCTGGTTTGCCACCGGTAGTGGCTATGATGTCACCTTCGGCACTGTCAAGCTCACGAATCACTTCGTCTTTGGCCGCCATGATTTCACGAACAAGTTCAAACAGCTTGTTCATAACTCCGGGATGCTGTTCACTGTGAGCTGCAATCTTAGCTGCTTTTGCAGGAGCCTTTTGTACAAAGGCCATAAAGGCTTCTGTATTGATGTTGTCTAGTTGTTTGGCTTTAGATTGAGTATTAACAAAAGTATAAATTTCAGTTTGCAAATAGCCCATGCCTGCAACTGGTGCTAGTAAATTATTAATTGCTGATTGATTTTTAGCTAGAGCTTCAATTTTTGCAAGATTTTCTGCACCAACAGCAGGACGATGACTGACACTGGTCAAGCCAAACACTTTTAGATCTGGGTTAGAAGAAAATGCTTCTGGATTGTCAAAGTCTTCACCGCTTTTATCTCCAAAGTAGCTGAATACTTTGTGCGCAGCCACTGCCACTTTGGCCTTAGCCAACTGACGACCAACTTCACTGGTACCTGCTACAGCATAGGTTGTTTGATTAGGTGTGAACGATATACGACCATCACCGCCTTTATAAGGTTTACCTGGATGGAAAAGAATATCTCCATAGACATAACCACGGAATTCTGTAGGAGTTGCCTTTTCAAAGATGGGCCATAATGCTGCCATATCTCCTGCAAACTTCTCACGCCATTCTTCGCCCTTGCCACGACTCATGATAAACTGTTTTAATTCTTCTGGGCTAGAGCTTTTGCCTTCTTCACGTCCCCAGTTGTTTTTGCCCACCATGCGGAAGGTGCCATCTTCTTCACGTCCCCAATAGACTGTGGGGTTGCCGTCCCATTTAATAGTGATGCTGGTTTCAGGACTGGCTAAATCTTTTAGGATCTTGATAGCTTTGACTGCGCCGTTGGCTTCTGTAAACACTAGATCTTCTAGGTGGTTAAACTCGCGTCCTACTTTCTTAGGAGCCGGTGCTTCATCTTCATAAATGCTTTCGTTTTTCTTACGGCCAGCACAATGGGCTTTTTGACTAAACCCTTTGGGATTAGAACAATTGATAGAGCTTTTGTATTTCTTGCTCCACTTTTCAGTTAGGAATTCAAATGCTCTCATTTTGTGATGTTGATCATTCTGCGCATCCAACCAATTGTTCCAGGTTGATAGCTTTCAAAGGCTTCGTTCTTTGGTAATTCGATACCCTGCTTGCCTAATGTTTCACGGGCGCCTGCTACAAGTTCTTCATAGTTAGGCAATTTTTTAATGTAATTTAGAATAGTGTCAACTGAGCGAATGTCTTTAACTGTGGCTGTTTGGCCTAGTAGCTGTTTAGCAATGTTGTTCCAATCGTTGCCATCTGGCAGTAGCTCATCAGTAGTTGCATTAAGTAAGCCATGCTTGGGACTGTACTTCATACCTCTAGCACGGGCAATTGAGCTTAACACAATATGTCTGTGTTCACCACGATACTCACCTTGACCCCCAATCATGCTACCCTGTTGGAAACTTGGATTAGCAGAAAACATAAAGTCAGCTTGAACGAATCCATTTGATGGATCGCCGTTGATTGGAGTTTTCCAATGTACGTTATCTCCGCTGAGTTTTACATTTTCTTTGCCAAACTGTGCAATCAGCTTGTCAGCGAATTCTTTCTTGTTTACTTCGTTGGCATCTACAGAAAGATCTAGATCTCCGGAACTGTTGCGTTCAAATGTTCCATCTGGGTCTTCTTTGCGTCCTGTAGTACCTAACCATTTAACAGGCTTCTTATCATCAGCATGTTTTTCTTTGGTAAAGTCTAGACCTGTGATTTTTTCAATATAGGCCACTGTAGCTTCAACGTCGCTGGTAGCAATACGCTGTGTCAATGGCTGTTTGTTGGCGTCCTTGAATACATTTCCGCCTTCGAATAGATTACTCGTTGTCATTGGATTCTTCTAGTTTTCTTTTGGCTTTACGTGATTCTGCTAATCTTCGTACTCCGCGGGTAAATTTACTGGGATCTTGTCCTTTAATAGCATTAATAAGTCTGCGCTCAAGCTCATCTGCTGATTCAGCGTCATAGTGCTTATGTATGCTTTCCAACAGATTAATGGCAGAATTAATGATGTTGGTAGCACGGCTTTCGATTAACGAATCCGTATTGCGTACTTCGGCAATTTCATTAAGTTCCTGCAGAATTGATCTGGTACGAAGTTTCATAAATTATTTCCTATCATGTATTTAACTCATTTTAAACAATAATAACATTGTACTGAAAAATGTGCAGTCGCACAAGCCCGGACTAAATACTCAGTAGAAACCAGTAGTCTACACAAACACACAGGAAAACACAATGAAATACCTATCAGAAAAAATGCTAGCCATCTTAGAACGTCTATCAGAGATGTTTCCAGGATCTAGCTATCAAAGCCGCTTAGACGAATACCTAAGCACCAAAGGCATTACCGATGCCGCACAACTCGAAAATTACATTCGACAATTCAATTCTCAAAAGGAATCTTATCTATGAAATCAATCTTAAACTCAATCTGGTCAGTGCTAGAAGCATTTGGCCAAGCACGTTATGCAGCTAGTCTTGCTCGTCAAGGTCGTACTGAAGAAGCTAAAGCTGTATACGGCGCCTGATAAATATTGGCATGAACTTGGTGTATATACACGGGGCTAATGCTACCAGCGAAAGCTTCAATTATATCCGAAGCAAAATTGGTGATGGTATAGACATTAATTACGACAGTCGCAATGGGTTTGAAAACAATCTAGCGGCTATGAAAATTAGTCTAATGGATACTAAAAATATCTGCTTTATAGCTCATAGTTTAGGCGGTATATACGCATTACATCTAGCTAATGCTATGCCCAATGTAGTCAAAGGTGCTGTGACCTTAAGCACACCCTATGGTGGTGCAGAAGTAGCGGACTATGCTCAATACTTCTTGCCATTCAGCAGACTGATGCGTGATATTGGTCCTAGTTCGTGGGTTATGAAACAGGCCAAACGCATTAAAATACAGCATCCTTGGACTAATATAGTCACAATAAAGGGGCAAAGCCCTTTTATGCATGAGCCCAACGATGGTGTAGTGACCATTGCCAGTCAACGGCATCATGAGGATATGGAATTAGTGGACGTTGAATACAACCACTATGAAGTAGTGCTCAGTGACGAAGTGGTTGGACTTATCAAGGAACGAGTAAAAAAGTTCGGAAAATAAGTTGCTTTTTAGTCGCAGAGCATATATAATAAACTAACAGCGAAATAGAAGTAGTTGTTAGCAACAGACATTAACACACAGGAGATTATTATGTCAGAAATTTTTACAACACCAAAGCTACCAGAAGTTAAATTCAACAAGAACGGATATGAAATCCGCACAGATATCTTGGGCATGGCAAAAAGCCTAGTACAAGAAGACTTTCATGTCAAATTCCAAGGTTGGGAAATGACTGCTAAACGTGACGAGAAGACTGGTCAAATCGTTAGTAAAGTTGATATGCCAGAATATCCAGGTCTAGATAAAGTACTAGAAACCGCCGAAAAGATGTATTCATTCGTTAACAGCGGCGTAAAGAAATAATATTACGCTCATAGAGCATTAGTGGTAAAAGAAAAGCACCTTCGGGTGCTTTTTCTTTGGTTAACTAGCGTTGCCCACACGTACAATGCTGAGTGTAGCAGTAGGTATACGGGCGGCACCACTGGTTTGATTACAGTAAATGCCAATCTGATCATCTTTTGTCAACTTGACTACACGACTTGCATTGTATATTTGACCGCTGGCATAAGACTGATTAAACAGATATGCTAAACTGACAAAATCAGGCGCAAGTTTCTGAATACTAACAAACCCAGCAGACACAGCCGCGGGCCAGCTTAGGCTAAAGTTGATTTGATAAAAACCTGTGTAGGGTATCTTAAACTGGTAAAGTCCGTAAGGTGGATTGTCTAATGCGGTTGTGCCTGCGGCAGCATAGTTGATTTGATCCGTGGTCGCAGTCCACATGATGCCCTGTGCGCTACTGGCGTTGGCTATGGTGTCAGTGGCAGTGCTTTCCGCTACAACTATTACACTTGCTTTTTTATAGTTTGCCATAGAAATTATCTTTAAATTATTTATCTAACTGTGGCTAACTTAAAGAACCGCAGTATCGAAATATACATCCAACCTAGATCAAACTCATACCACTTCTGACTGAACTTGGCGTTAGCACCATCTGCATGATGATTGTTGTGTAGTTCTTCGCCGCCTATCCATACTGCCCACGGAATGATATTACGACTAGTGTCCTTAGTATCTGTATTGCGATATCCCCACCAATGGCTCAATCCATTGACCACCCCTGCAGCCCAGAATGGTATCCAAATCATTTGAATACCCCACACTACCAGTCCCCACGGTCCAAAGAGCAAAAGGTCTATGACCAACATTAAAAGAATACCTGAGCGACTGTGTGCGGAGTAAAGATTACGTTCGATCCAATCATTGGGGCAGTCCTTGCTCAATGAATCAACCATAGCTGTGTCTTTGCTGGCTGCATGATAAAGAAATGCTCCGCCAAATAGCACACGCCAAATTCCGTAGATCTGTGGGCTGTGTGGATCACCTTCTTGATCCGAACGTTGATGATGTTTGCGATGTATGGCTACCCATTGACGAGTGACCATACCCGTTGTTAGCCAAAGCCAGGCTCGCATAATGTGGTTAACAGCAGGGTGAAATTGGACGGCTCTGTGTGTTTGGCTTCTGTGCAAATACAGGGTGACACAGGCTATAGTGATTTGTACCATCACTAGGGTATAGATTATTATGTTCATTGTTTACTTATCCGGTTGACAATCATTCAAAATAATGCTATAATATGGTATGAAAAACAAACTTATACTCACAGACGCAGACGGTGTTCTACTAGATTGGGAATGGGCATTCTCAGTTTGGATGCAAGAACGCGGTTATACACTAACAGCAGATAATAAGAAAAGCTATTATCTGCATCATCACTACAACGAGTTAGAAGAAAAAGATTCCAAAAAAGTCATCAAGACATTCAACGAATCGGCCGCTATTGGGTTTCTTCCTGCGCTACGTGATTCAGCTCACTATGTTAAACTATTGCATGAAAAGCACGGTTATCAATTCCGTGTTATCACAAGCCTAAGTCTAGACAAGAATGCACAGAAACTGCGTGGCAAGAATCTACGCAAGTTATTTGGCAATGCTATAGAATCAGTGATTTGTTTGGATACTGGTGCAGACAAAGATGATGCACTTGCACCTTATCGAGATAGTGGCATGTGGTGGATTGAAGACAAGCCCGCCAATGCTGATGTTGGTCACGAATTGGGATTACGGAGTATTCTTATTGAGCATGGACACAACATGCATCACGAATGCACATATCCGGTTGCCAAG